GCCCACTGGGTGTAGGTTTGGATGCAGGTGGCCCCTCAACAACAGAGTGGACAGTCGTATTCGATGGCGGTAGCGCAACAGATAACTTCAATTAAAAATTGGGTGTTATAATAATATAAGTTAATGGGCAGCCCCCATAAAGGAGAAATAAAAATATGGCAACAAGAATGCAACAGCGCAGAGGTACTGCAGCACAATGGACGGCTGCAAACCCAACTCTAGCAGCAGGTGAGATCGGATTTGAAACCGACACAAGTAAGTTTAAGATGGGTAACGGCTCCTCAGCCTGGACTGCACTAACATATTTTGCCAACGCAGCAGAACTTGCAGCAATTGTTGATGGCGCTCCAGGACTTTTGAATACTCTAAATGAGTTAGCACAAGCCATAGGTGATGACCCAGACTTTATCAACACAGTAGCACAAGGTCTTACAACTCACACAAATGACTCAACAATGGTTCACGGTATTGTTGATACTTCGCTTCTTGCAACAACAGGAAATCTTGCTACTACAGCAGCCAATGCAGCAACAGCACTTTCAGCACACGAAGCAGATACAACTTTGGTTCACGGAATTGCAGATACCTCACTTCTAGCAACCACAGCAAATGTAGCAACTGCCTTGTCTTCTGCCACTTCAGCACTTACATCACACGAAACAGATACAACTTTGGTTCACGGAATTGTAGATACATCAGTTCTTGTAACTCAGTCACAACTTACAGATGCAATTAATGGAGCAGAAGTAAATCAAGAAGCCCTTGCAGGAACAGGAATTGACTGGAACTCTGTTAACTCAAGATTTGATATTGATTCAACAGTAGCAACAAAGACATACGCAGATAACGCAGTATCAACACATCAATCAGATACATCAGATGTTCATGGAATTGCAGACACTTCAGCACTTGCACTAACTGCAACTGTAAATACAGCGCTTGATCTAAAGTCTAACATTGCTGGACCAACATTTACTGGTACAGTAACAGTTCCTACACTTGCCGTAACAACAACAGCAACGGGTATTACAAAGGCAATGGTAGGACTAGGATCAGTTGATGACACAGCAGATACAGCAAAGCCAGTATCTACAGCACAGGCTACAGCAATCGCAACTGCTAAATCAGAAGCAATTGCAGATGCAACATCACAAGTAAATGCTCTTCTAACAGGTGCTCCAGCAGCACTAAATACACTTGATGAACTTGCAGCAGCACTTGGTGATGACGCAAACTTTGCATCAACAGTCACTACATCACTTGGCCTAAAGGCTCCACTTGCTTCACCAACATTTACTGGCACAGTAACAGTTGCAGCATCTGGAGTAGCATTTACAGACGGTACACAAACAAAAGAAGGCGTAGCCTCACGGACACCAATTGTTCAAAAGACTGCAGCGTACACGCTTTCAGAACTTACAGAAAGAGATTCATTAATTGAAGTTTCTTCTGCAACTGGCGTAACAATTACAATACCTACAAATACAGCAGTAGCATATCCAATTGGAACGTCAATTGATCTTCTTCAGACTGGGGCAGGACAAGTAACAATTGCTGGAGATTCTGGAGTAACAGTTAATGCAACTCCTGGCTTGAAACTTCGTACAACTTGGTCATCTGCAACTCTCTTTAAGAGAGCAGCAAATACATGGGTTGTCTTTGGCGACTTGACAGCGTAATACAAAATTCAATAAGAAATTAGGAGATTAACAATGGCATCAGGTAAGAGAATAGGTAAGAAGTCTCAAGCGTCAAATGACTTTTTGGAACCATTAGCACCAACAGGGGTTACTGGAACAAATATTGGAACTGGACGGGCCTTTGATAATGGAGCAGTTTCTGTAGCCTTCTCTTTACCAGCACTTTCTCCTAATGCCACATCCTTTACAGTAACAGCAAGTACAGGACAGACAGGAACAGGCTCATCTTCTCCAATTATTGTAACTGGAATTGCTTCAACTGCAACTCCAACATTTACAGTAACAGCAACTAACGCTGCAGGAACTTCTGCAGCCTCTTCTGCTTCTGCTGCAGTAACTGTGACAACAGTTCCAGCAACAATGTCAGCCCCAATACCTACGGCTGGCGTTAATGAAAACTCAATTGCCTTCTCAGCAGCAGCAAATGGTGGATTAGCAATTACATCATTTACAGTTACTGGATCTGATGGAACCTCTGGTACATCTGCTACAAGTCCGATTGTAATTGCAGATACTGCTAACACTTCACAAACTTATACAGTTACCGCAACCAATGCAAATGGAACATCTCTTGCATCTCCTGCATCTGGTTCTATTACTACTATTGCTCCATTCTTCCCGCCATTTTTCCCACCATTCTTTCCATTCTTTCCACCATTCTTCCCACCGTTTTTCCCATTCTTCCCACCATTCTTCCCATTCTTTCCGTTCTTCCCATTCTTCCCACCGTTCTTCCCGTTCTTCCCATTCTTCCCACCGTTCTTCCCACCTTACTTCCCAGCAGCACCTTACTTCCCTTACTTTACAATCCCAGGCGTTCAGTAATAAAAAATAAATAAGGTATACCACACTTATCACTAGGTGTGGTATACTTTTATTTAGATAGGTTTATAGAGATAGGAATTAATATGTCAATATATAATGAAAATGAAAGTTTGTGGTTTACAAAAGATAGATCAGAAACAGCAGTAAACAGATACCCATCAAAAACTATTGGCAACAATATTTTAGTTGAAAACCCAGCACTTGGAATTAATCTATATAGAAATGTGTTTTCAAAAGAAGATTCAGAAAGATATATAAAAATTCTAGAATCTAATTTAGGCGGTAACGGAAAATATAAATGGTCAGAAGCAAAAGTAACCAACTCTGATGTACCAATAAAGAAGGCCAGAGACGCTGTAGACTTTAGGTTTAAGCAAGAAAACTTAGGACCAAAAGATGAAACAAACTCTGAACTAATTGACCTACATGAAGAGATCTATCAAAAGTTAAAGTTCTGTGTTGACGATTATGCACGGTACTGGGGAATTAATGTTACATACTATGAAGCATTTAACTTTGTTAAGTATGAAGGAGAAGGAACTCACTTCAATATACATGCAGACCACGGCCCAATGTATAACTGTACAGTATCTGCTGTTATTTATATAAACGAAGATTATGATGGTGGAGAGATTAAGTTTCCAAGAATGGACAATTATACCCATACTCCAAAAATAGGAGACATTCTACTTTGCCCATCAAATTATATCTATGAGCATGCTTCATTGCCTATGAAAGAGGGAACAAAATATTGTGTTGTCGTAATGACAGACATAAATGAACTAGGACACAAGTAGTGTCTTTGATCGCCAAATTCAGATCATTTAGACCATGGTTAGACAAAGAAGATATTTCTACACCAGGACCAACACAAAAAGAAATACCAGGTTGGTATAAAGACGCAGATAGATTTGCAAAAATGCCAAACGGAGAATATTATAAAGCACCAAAAGAGGTTTGTCCATTTCCAAAAGAAGGAACAACAGATGATTATGGGAAAATCCCTACATGGAAAGCATGTCCTGCTATTATGGATGCGTTTGCAACTGGGTATGTTTTTAAAACTCCATGTGATCTAACATTTGCCAAAAATTCCCAGGGAATAATTAATGTAACAATTAATGACCCTAAGTATAAAGACTTCTGTACTCAAAGACCACCAATGCCACAATTTGAACATCCTAAAGGATATTACCAGCATCACTTTGCTTGGAGTTCTCCATGGGGATTAGAGTTACCAGAAGGCTATAGTGCGCTATTTATGACACCAATGAATAGGTTTGATCTTCCATTTTTAAATACAACTGGAGTAGTTGATTCAGATAAGGTTCACCTTCTTGGAAGTTTTCCATTTTTTATTGCAGAAGGATGGGAAGGGACCATTCCAGCAGGAACACCATATATTCAAGTTCTTCCTTTTAAAAGAGAAAATTGGGAACATGAGATAGACATTTTAAGTCAATCAGATATGTATGGTAAAATGGTAGATAACGCAAAATTTTACCGTCAGCCAGATGGCGGAGTATACAAAAACAAAGTCTGGTCACGAAGAGAATACAGATAAGGAATATAAAATGCAGACATGGACAGAAAAACAAGATCTTGGTAACGGGATATGGGTCTATAAGGGAGTTATTAAAAAAGAATTTGATGTAATAAATAGGCTTGAAAGTACAATTGGGCCAGTAGCCCCATATGGAGAATTATCTTCAGACGGTAAAAGATATCACTGGATGCCAGCGTATGTTGGATATCAGCAACTGATGCCAGAGTATAGAGATTGTGTAGATTTTAAATTTAAAAAAACCGATATAGAACAAGATAAAAGTGAAGATTCTTTAAAATTACAATCACTTTGGCAAGACCTGTATGATGCTAAGTTACCAGCAGTAGAAGATTATTCAAGAATGTATAACATTCATAGTTTAAAATATTGGGAAGCGTTTAACTTTATTAAGTATGGACCAGGTCAACATTTTCAAGAACATCACGATCATGGGTTTTCCTATAATTGTACAGTTTCCTTAGTATCATATGTTAATGATGACTATGAAGGTGGAGAACTTTTCTTTAGACTGCAAAACCTAAAAGTCAAAGCAGAGGCTGGAGATCTATTTATTTTCCCATCAAACTTTATGTATCCACATCAAGCGATGCCAGTAACTTCAGGAAATAAGTACTCTATTGTCACTATGCTTGATTACAACAAAAAGTTTCACACTCCAGAAATGTATGTTGCGGATAATCATTAATGTATAATATTTCAGTTGAGCAAACTCAAGACTCTAAGTTCCATCTTAATCCAATGTCAATAAAAAGAGATTGGATGGACAACACATCAGAAGGTCATGCTTATAGATGTTTCCCAGTAACACAGGCAAACGTTATTGGGTGGAGCCTTTCTTGTGAAGAAGACATAGAGTTTATTTGGGATGGAACAAATGATCAAACTCCAGACCATATTGAGATAGTGTCAGCGCCAGAAGGAACTTACGGTGGAAGAGGTCAGTCTTCTGTAAGTTTTCATACTGGTTTAATATTTAGAACAGAAGAAAACGTTAGTTTGCTTGCTATAAATCCAGTAAATTATTTTAGCAATGATTTTGAAACAATGTCTTCTTTAATTAGTACATCTTTTTTTGATAATCCGCTACCTCTTGCAATTAAAGCAAAAAAAGCAAATGAAAAAATTGTGATTAAGTCAGGAACGCCATTAGCAACTATAGTTCCAATTTCTTTATTAAATTTAAACAACACTGTTATTGAAATAGTTGATTATAAAGATCAAGATAGAAAAAGAGAAAAGGAAAATATTTCGTATGGTGCAGCAGCCCAAGTTATTAATTCTTCTGGTCAGTGGACAGACTGGTATCGAGATGCTATTAATGAAAAGGGAGAATCTAAAGGGTCTCATGAGGTAAAGGCTTTAAGGTTGTCTGTAAAAAATAATACTAAAAATAAAGAAAATGGTATAATGTAATTATGAATAATGCAGATAACGTTGTTTTCAGAAAACCATCAATGACGCCTTCTGGGTGGTTTGGTAATAGCAAAGACATGATTGTTGAGTTAGAAAATTTTATGACTCAAGAAGAGATAGAATTTTTAGAGAAGGCTGCAAAGTCATTGACGATCTGGGATGTAACTCAGAGCCATGTTAATGAAAACGGAACAGTTGTTTATGACTCTGAATACTGGAAAGATAGAGTGGCAACTAGTCCAACTTTAGATAAAAATGATCCAACAATTGCACCAGTAATTGCAGGCCTGTTTCAAAGGCTTAAGCCAATCGTTGAAGAGTTTTATAAGGTAAAGGTTACCCCTACTGGTACAACTATCGTTAGATGGCTCCCAGGGCAGTTTCAGAACCCTCATGCAGACAAGGAACTACACGAAGGCCCAGATGCTGGACTTCCAAATGATTTTCCAAACTATGATCTTTCAAGCCTGTTCTATTTAAACGAAGACTACGAAGGTGGAGAGTTATACTTCCCATTGCAAGGTGTTCAATTTAAACCAAAGAAAGGTGCTGCTTATTTTTTTCCAGGGGATATGAATTATGTTCATGGAGTAACAGAAATTAAGAGTGGTATTAGATACACCTGCCCATTCTTCTGGGAGATTACAGAGCATACGGGAGATAGAAAGCCATGACAGAGCCTCTCAATGTAATTGAAATATATCCAAAGATATTTGTGTATAAGGGTCTTTTTAAAGACATTGAGAATACCTATAGTCTTTTAAAAGAATCTCAAGGTGAAGAAGACGGACTTTTTAGCCCATGGACACAATGGTCCAGGTTTGGTGAATACATTAATCCAATATTTAAAACATACAATGATAATTTAAAGATAGAGCATGTTGAAAAAGTAAAAACTTCAACAGAAAAACAAGAGGAACACAA